GTCATTCAGCTTTGCGACGCTTGTTAGTCAGCCTAAGAAGCCAGTGCTTAAGTCACAGCTCGCCAAGTACAACTTTCAAAAACCAGCCGTTCAGCTTGCCATTGAAGACCAAGCGACGAGAGAAAGCTTTGTCGTTGACAACCAGCCGAAAAACTAACAAGGGGAATACATCTATGCACATTGACGCCATTATTTCTGAATTACAAAAAGAAGGGTATATTGTCAAGGTTAAGCCAGCCCAGTTTAAGAATATTTGGATGGGCATTTTAGGATTTCAGTATTTGGTTCAGTTTTTAAGCAGTATCGACGATGGCAGATCTATAGAGTGTGAAGCCACTCCACACCTAAGGCACGAAGAAGCGGATATTAAAGGCACTATAAAGAAGTTTGAAGAACGCTACATGAATATCTTTAAAGGGCTTTATCCTGAATCAAAACTTAGGTTTTCTGACATGGTTAGGATTGAGATTACGCCGACACACCTAATCCCTAAAAGCCATTGTTGACAACACCTTGAAAAACTGATACGATACAGTGGTTTCATCGTTTATCCTTTCTTTATCAACAAAGCCCCCCGATGATGAGTCGAGGGGCTTTTGTTTTACCTATTGACGAAAGCATCTAAATGTGTCATCATGCAAGTGTGTAGTAACTCTAATGTGGGGAGGGTTCCTTGTGCCTCATAAACCGCCAAAAAAAGGTGAGTGTTTACCACCCCATGAACCCGATGAAATATCACGTCGCTATGTTCAAAACGGCGTGCTAAACGGCTTTTCACACAAGCAAATTGCAAACGTTATTGATGTCTGTGAAGACACCTTGCGAAAGCACTACGCAAAAGAGCTGGCATCAGGTAAAGAAGTGCTTATCAATAAAGCCACAGACCGCCTAAGGCAGGCATTTATGTTTAACGATGAAATGCTTGATAAGGATCCTCGCACGGTGGCTCAATCCGTTCAGTTCTTCCTTAATGCTAAAGGTGGCTGGAAGCAACAGGCACAGGTAGACCAAAACACAACCCTTACCGTCGATGAAGCCCTTGTCGAGCAAATAAAAAACATGGACTTCGACAACATCATCGCATTAGGCAAGGGACTTGATAAGCTGGAGGGTCAATAATGCCGATTCGTGATGATGTTCTGTTTAGTCGATTGGTAGGCTCCTTAAGCCATTTAAGCCTTTGTGTGCAGACAGGCACAGAGCTTGACAACCCCACAATCAAACGGATTCACGAAGTGGTCAATCATGTGTGCATGCCTAGCGGATTCGTGGGGCAAAATGAGGATTACTTTAAAGAAACCATAAACCTGCTATTGGAATACATCGAAACCCTTGAACGCCCCCATGCCCTTATCAAGGAGGGCAAGGCATCCCCAGCGATTCAAAGGGCATTCATTCAGGGGGAATTGAGGGCAAAGGGCATAAGCCTATTGGCTCCCACGACACGCATCATGGCGTGTTATGATGACAACAAAGCGTTAAAATATTATTCAATCAGCAAAGGGGCTTAACATGAAGTTCACATTCGCACAGGACTGGCACGATTACAAAGTAGGCGACCGAGTGCCTGCGAGCGTAAATAAGTCCTACTTACTGCGACACGGTATCATCAAGCGATACAGCCACGTCGAAGCACTGGAAGCTCAACATGTGGAAGAAGAAGCCATACAGCCAACGCTAGACACGCCCACAATCGACGAAACGCCTAAGCCCCAAGCCAAAGGTAAGAAGAAATGAGCTACACAGGCACTCCCTCCGATTCAGCAAAAGACTTGATACGGTTCCTATTGCAAGATACCGTAAGCCCTTACTTGTTTACCAATTTAGAGATTACAACGTCCTACGCTTTGCAAGGCTCCGATATGGCTAAAACCCTTTCCATGCTTTGCACTGCGTTGGTTGCTAAATCGGCAGGCAAGCCACAGGATGAAGCCGTCGAAGGGCTTAGTGTTACATGGGGCAATATGGGTGCTAAATACGAAGCTCTTAAGCGTTCATTCGCCGAAATGAGCCAAGCAGGCACGCTTCCCACGTTTAACGGCGTTACTGCCACGACCGCATCAAGCACAACGACGATGATCGTGAGTGAAGCCACTTACCCATGGCAGGGCTTGCCACAATGAAGAAAGCCGTCGCCTCTTTGCTTGCACGATTCGGCACGGCTTGCACGGTGTCAGAAGTGGCAACAACCACACGTAACGCCACGACTGGAGCCGTCACAACGACGACCACGACACACACAGGCAAGGCTTACCGTCAAGTGGCAATGAAGGACACCAACGGCTTAAATCCAAGCGTTAGTGCCGTTTTAATCGTTCAGCTATCGGATGATTACGTCATCAAGCCCAAAGATTTAATCACACACAACGGCTACACGAATCAGCAGGTGCTACAGGTTCACACGGTCAGCCCAGCGGAGGGGCTGGCTTATCAGAAGATAGGGGTATAAATGGATAAGTCATTTTTTACTGAAAACGTAAATACTTTGCTTTCAGGAAGTGAGGCTTCAAGATTCTTTATGCAAGCACTTAATCCTATTCAGCTAAAAGAGCTGGATAAGTGGATAAATGATGAGCAATGCAGGATCAACCCAGCATCTATTGGGAAAGGTCAATATATGGCGGTTGAAACAGTTGAACAGCTCTACGATTACTTAATGAATCATTGCGAGGCTTAAATGGCAAGCGTCCAAGCGTTACGCCTAGCACACGATGAAGCCTTGCGTCGGTTGTGCAAGGAAAATCTTCATTTTTTTGTTAAAACATTTTGGGACACGCTAGAAGGTGTTGATTTTGAGGACAACTGGCACATTCAAGCAATCTGCGAGCATTTAGAAGGTGTTGCTTGTGGCAAAATCAAAAACCTAATGCTTCTTATTCCGCCACGCCACATGAAAAGCTCCATAGTTAGTATCTTCTTCCCTGTTTGGGTATGGCTTCAAAACCCCTCTTCAAAGCTTATATCAGCCAGTGCCACAATGAATCTTTCAATAGGCTTTACCAAGCAAAGCATGACCCTAATAGAATCGCCTAAGTTTATGCACCTATTTGGGGATAGGTTTGAAAAAAACCCTAAGTCATGGGGAGTGAAAACTTATGGAAACGACAAGAACGGCGTACGCCATGCCATTACCGTGGCAGGGGGGACAGGTTTAACCGCTAACATCTTCATCATTGATGACCCGATCGAGGCAGAAAACTCACGCTCTCAAGCATATCGTGACCAATGCTGGACGTGGTACACAGGAACCGCAAAGACACGCCTTGTAAAAAACGGTGCGACCATTTTAGTTATGCAAAGACTGCATGAAGAGGACTTGGTGGGAAAGATTCTTGCCAGCGAGAGACGCAAAAAGATGTGGGACATCTTGTGCTTCCCTGTTGAATACGAAGTTGACCACGTTGTGAAGACGCAATCATCACTAGGCTTTCAAGATCCACGCACTTATGAAGGTGAATTACTATGGGAAAGAATGTACGGTCAAGATTGGGTTGAAGACCGAAAGGATGAGATGACACCGCAGGTGGTTGCGGCTCAATTGCAACAAAGACCAAGCCCTAAAGACGGTGAAATCTTTAAAGAATATATGTTCCCATTTGCCGATGTAGATGTAAATGCCATAATCAATATATCCACCGAAATTGTGCTTTCAGTCGATGCCACGTTTAACGATTCCAAGACCTCTGATAATGTGGCGATTATTGTGTTTGCACGGTACAAGGGCGAATGGTATTGCGTCAACGGCATCAATAAGCAAATGGATTTCTTGGCAACCCTAGCAAGTATCAAGCAGATGATGAACGAATATAAGCCTCATTCGCTTATCATTGAGAAGAAAGCCAATGGCGACGCTATCATTCGCACCCTTAGGCAGGCAGGCATTGACAACGTGCTAGCCATAACCCCAAAGGAAAGCAAGGAGGCAAGGGCGGAATCTTCCACTATTTACTTGACCCAAGGCAGTGTAAAGTTCATCAAAACCCCTTTTGTGGCTCAATTGATTGAACAAGCCATCGCCTTTCCTAATGCCAAGCATGACGACATGGTGGACGCCTTAACACAGTTCATCAATGCTAAACTAAATCGTAGACAGTCCGACGTCCAAGGCATAAGCATAGGATTCTAAAATGGCAAAAAATAAGAAGTACCGCAAGCAAACGCAGGCAACGCCTCAAAACATTCAAACGGCATCAACCTATTTGCCTTGGGGGCTATGGGGAACAGAAGCCACAACGCAAATCAACAACCCTACAGATGCGAGGGGCTGGATTCAGCGTTACTATGACATGCTAGAAACCGACACAGTGACACGAGCGTTTTCAACCGTCTTGCAGTTGCTTCTCACAAGCCTTACGTTTGAGATTAAATCCAACGATGAAGACGACGGCGACAGTTTCCATGAGATCGCTGAAAAGATGTTCACGGATTGGGCTGGTGGCGACTTTAAGGACTTTCTACGAAACTATGTCTCGACGTTCCTCTATGGCTTTTCCCTGTTTGAAATGGTTTTGCGAAAAGGCGAAACAGGCTACGAAGTAGACGATCTATGCTTTCACCCTCAACGGTATTTAACCGCCAAGTTCAAAGACTCTTACACGCTTGAGGGGTTTGATTCACTCCTTACGCAGGAGACAATTCAACTGGCTCAATCCGTATACGCCAAGGGGATTGGTAACTTTAACATTTCCGCCTATGGCGAGTCCTTGCTAAAACCAGCTTACTTCCACTTTAAAAACAAGTGTTTCTATTTGACCAAAGAAAACCGTCAGGTGCAAATCAACTTGGAAGGGGTGCCGATTTTCACATTTGATAACACTAAAAAAAATAAGGACAACATTGAAGCAGACAAAGCACGGCTTATGGCAGAAGCTAACCGCTACAAAGCAGGATTGGTAACTGGCTTAATTATGGGATCTGCTCCGCATACCGACGACGAGGGAAGAATGTCAAACATCAAGCGTGAAGACGTTCGTCTAATGAGCGTTGAAGGTTCTAAGTTCATTGACACGAACACATTGATTCAACGTGAAGAGAACAGCATCGCAAGGGCGTTGATGGCTGGCTTTCTTGTCATGGTGGGGCAGGATTCAGGAAGCTATGCCCTAAGCAAGGACACCACGTCGATGTTCAAGCTCCTTGTCGAAGGCATTGCTCAACATCTTTGCGACACGTTCAACCACCAAGTCATAAAGCCGTTGTGGGTGCTAAATGGACAGCCTTTTGAATACTTGCCCGAACTCACTTACGACAGCGTGGACTTGACGCTGGACGGCATGGCGACGTTCATTAACGCTTTAAGCGGTGCAGGTATCGTGCTAACGGAAAGCCAAGAAGACTACCTCTTTGAATACGGCGGATTGCCTAAGCCCGAAGCCGAAGAGCGGTTGAAGATGCAGGAAGATGCGTTAATGATGAATCCGATGATGCAGGGGAACACACAAAATGAAGACATTTCAACTGATGCAGGGCAACAGCCTAGAACTACTGAAGACACTTGAAGACAATAGCGTCGATGCAATCGTAACAGATCCGCCGTATGGGTTAAGTCAACACTCACAGGGCGATATTGTCAACGCCGTAACGGCATGGCTAGCAGGTGAAGAGTACACACACGGCAAAGCAGGCAAGGCGGATAGGGATGAGGGCGTTAATGGCATGAACACACACAATACAGTCAAGCCCACGCAGTTAATGCGATACCTTGTCAAACTTGTAACACCACAAGGCGGTTTAGTACTTGACCCTTTTATGGGGAGCGGAAGCACAGGGAAGGCGTGTATGCTTGAAGGGATGCGGTTTATCGGCATGGAATTAAGTGAGGAATACATCAAAATAGCCGAAGCACGTATTAAACACGCCTATAATCAGGTGAGGCTACTCCATGCCTAGTGAAAGAGAGCTACAGGCAGGGCGAGCCGAACTTATCGCCATAGCCGAGAGTAAAGAGTTCTACCTAGCGAATGAATGGCTCCTTGCTATTGAGCAGGTCAAGGACTTGATGACGCTTGACGCATTAACGGTGGCGGTAATGAACAACGACGTGTATGCCATACAGCGAGCGTTTAGCCCCGAAGTCGTGCAGTTGAGACTCAAGGGCTTTAAGGATGCGATGACGAACCACTATGCCACTTCAGGCGTGCAGATTGCCAAGAATATAACCGTTTCAGGCGTTTACTTCAACCAAGTAAACCCACGGCTTGTAAACGTAGTGAACAACTGGACGAATACACTCATCACCAACGAGACACAAGCCACGATTCAGGGGATAGGAGCCGAACTTTCTAAGGCGACACTAAGGGGGGTGAATCCGCTCCAAAGTGCTAGGGCAATTAGAGGAAGTATCGGCTTAACACCTCAACAGGTGAAGGCGGTACAGAACTACGAAGTCAAGCTAAGGGCAGGTGAATCCGTAACCAGCTACAAGCTTCGAGATAAACGCTTAACAAAGAAAGTCCTTAAAGAGGACGACATCATTAAGCGTGTGGATAGGTACAGGCAGAAACAACTCAAGTATCGGGCGGAAACCATTGCACGCACAGAAGCCTTACGCATGACGAATATGGCGAATCAACATATTTATGAGAACGCCATTGAAGAGGGAAGCATCGGGGCGAATGATTACCGCAAGTATTGGGTTCCTCGTCGTGACAATAAAACAAGGGACGCTCATTTAACCTTGCCTAGCATGAATAGGGAAGGGCGAGCGATTAACGAGCCGTTTATCAGCACACTAGGGCGGATTATGTACCCCCACGACCCCACGGCATCGGCAGGGAATACCATAAATTGTAGATGTGTCATCATCTATGCCTTGCAGGCATCCGCTTTCCTCTAGTGGCTAACAAAAGCATTTTTAAAAATGTTAATGTAATAACGGAGGTTCTTAATATGGATTTTGTACTTGATTTAGAAACCAAACTATCCGCCGATAAACGCAAGGTTTACGGCTGGGGCAATGTGGCTACTAAAAACGGAATGCCTGTTATTGACCAAAAAGGTAATCACATCCCAATTAACGTATTAGACACCGCCGTTAAGTCTTTCATGGCTGGCGGTGGTCGTGTCAACTTCAACCACGAAGGCATGAATAACCCACAGCGTGGGGTGGTGTCGCAGTCATTTGTACTTAAAAGCGAAATGGCACAAGCCCTAGGATTGCAAGCCGACCGTGAAGGGTGGGCGGTTGAAATTGACGTGCAGGATGATGACGCTTGGCAAGTGGTACAAAGTGGACTCATCAAAGGATTGTCACTAGGGGGGATAAGCAAAATCCTAACTGGTGAAGAAGAGATTAAACGCTTAAGCAAGGATCCAAACGCTCCCTTTGAGGATGTGCGACTGGTGACTGAATTGAGCATCCAAGAACTAAGCCTCGTATTCGCTCCTGCGAATCAGTTTAGTGATGTTACCCTGGTCTTGAATAAGGAGGAAACCATGACTCAAGACGAACAAAACAAACGGTTGGAGGAATTGCAAAAGCAAGTCACCCAGCTTTCAGGTGAAAAGCAGGAGCTAGAATTGAAGCTATCTGCTTACGAGTCCCCCAAAGTGGAGATGACGGCAGAACTTGCCTTATCAAAGCTGGACGGTGAAGCTCAAGCGGTACTCAAGCAAGCTTTAGCACAGGCAGAGGAAGCGAAAGCAACCCTTGCCAAGCATGAGCAGGCTTTGGCATTGTCGAACGCTAAAGAAGAGATTGCTTTTCTTGGTGACGACGACACCGTAAAAACGTCCGTTGCTTTGGGCTTGCTACAAGCAGGCGAGTATCGTGAAGCGATTGTGCTTGCGATGAAAGGGCTTGCGGACAAAGTGGGGTCCGTGCAGGAAGCCGTTGCTTTGAAGCTTGGCAAGATGCCTAGGGCTTCTAAGGATGCCGAAGACAAGCCTTCTGCGAATATGGACGATGTTAAGAAGAAGTTTAAAGCTTTAAGTGGAGGTGCTAACTAATGGTTGCTTATGTAGAGTTTACAGATCAAGTCGTCCGTATTCTTACGGCAGGCGGTGCAATTACCACATCGGATGTCGGTAAAGCCGTTAAAATCTCTAGCGGTAAAGTTGTTTTAAATGACACCGCTGGCGGTGATGTTATTGGCGTGGTTGGGAACGTGCAAAGTACGTTAGCTGATGGCGACAATGTGCCTATTGTTGTGCAAGGTGGAGCATTAGTGCAAGGTGGAGGAAGTATTACAGCTTTGACCAACTTGATGAGTGCTAACGACGGTCAACTTGTGACCGCCACAACTACAGGCAAAGTTATTGGTTGGGCAGTAAAAGCAGGTACGGACGGAGGCTACTTTGAAGCTTTTATTGACCGTGCAGGCAATAACGCATTAACGTAAGAAAGGTAAAAGAATGACTAACATCAATTACACCCCGATTTTAACAGAAGCGTCTTACGTTCATGCGAAACAGGCAATGCCTTACACGCTTGAATTGCTATCGACGCTCCCCTTTGTGCCTGTGTCTACGACGACTGGGACAATCATCAAACCAAACCTTGATGAACAGCGTCGTAACGATGTTACAGGAGATCCACACGGTACACCGATTGAGTCTCGCATTAGTGATACTTCAACGGTTGCTTATACGACCGCATCCTTTAACGACGGTGAGCGTATGCTTGGCGTTGAAGGGATTAACGTCGGTGGATTAACCAGCGTTACAGCTCAAGAGCATATGTTGAACTTGGCGACCATTACCGCCGAGCGTTCAGCCTTTAAATTGATTAAAGGGTTTGCTAACGAGTTTATGAACGCTAACAACTATGGTTCAGGTTCTAAAACCGACCCTACTGACTGGACGACTGCCACAACCAACTTGGTTGAACAGATTACCGCAAAGGTAGATGAAGTTCAGAAGTTGAGCGGTGCGGTTCCCGATACAATCATCGTCACTAAAGACGTTCATGCGGTTATTCGGAATAACGTCCAAGTGTTAGATGCTTTGGCAGGCTATGGGGCTTCTACGTCTCAAGGTGCCGAGTATGGGGCGTATTACTTAGGGTTACAGAACTTTGCCCGTGTATTTGGCGTTCAAAACTACTTTGTTTTGGATGGCTCTTACAACAGTGCTGGTATTCGTGCGACTGCTTCAAACGCATGGTTAGAGTCTAAGAAGCTTTTGATTGCTTGCTTAGGTCAAAACTTGTCGTTAAATGGTTCCACGATTCAAAACTACGGCGGTTTGGGTGTATGCCCTTACGTCGATATGACCAGCTTGAGCAGTGCAGAGTTTCGCATTGGCAACGGTAGCAACACGCTTCCTTTCCCTATCGTAACTCGTACATCGTTTAATCCTGAAATTGCAGGCGGTGGTGAACATAAGATTATCTCTGAAGTCTTAGCTGGCTTTAAAGTTATCGAGCCGTTATACGGCCACTTGTTTACTGGAGCAATCGCTTAGTAGTGAATAAGGCAAGAATAAAGGGGTGTGGATACATTCACGCCCCCTTGTCTATGGAGGGATGTAATGGGACGCAATAAGAACTTTACTATCGACTTCGACAAAGCCGTTGCAGACGCAATGGAAGACGCCGAAGCCATTTACTCGCTAGGGGCGGACATGATGTTTAATAGCATCATCGTGGGGAAAAATGCCCCCGATACGGTGGTTTCACATAGTGGGACACCTCTCAAAACAGGCTTTGCTCGTGCGTCATGGTGGAAGAGTATCGGCGGTGTAGGTTCACATCCAAACCAGCCCACGCCTGTTAAAGAAGGCGAAAAAATATCAACCACATTGCATCCACTAGGCAAGCTTAAGCTTACGGATAAGGCGTATCTAGCGAATAACGCCCCTTATATCCTAGCGTTGGAATACGGACATTCATCACAAGCAGGCGACGGCATGATCCGCATTACACTTGAGGAAGCCCCTAGGTTTTGGGAGCTTGCCAAGAAACGCCTAGCGACAGCGAGGGCTAACCGATGAACGCTTACAACGCTTTAGAGCTTGCTTTGCACACACGCCTAGCGACAGTGGTGACGACCAATTTAATTAAGTACCCTAACATCATTTACGACGACAGCCAAGAAACGGCAATTTGGGTGCGTCCTTCATTGCTTTATGGTTCTGCCGAATCGGCGACACTGGGACGTGATGGCTTAAACTTCGTACGTGGCGTGTATCAAGTCAGCATCTTCACCGCACGGAATACAGGCACAAAACCTAGCAACGATTACGCAAAGCTTATACTAGATGCCTTCCCGAAGGGTGACCGCCTTACATTTACAGGCGGTGTTATAATGATAAATGTAGGCTATCAGTCGACAAATCTTTTAGAAGAACAATTTTTACACACGCCTGTGACGATACCGTTCACGGCACACATGGAGGTTTAATCAATGCCATTCGCTCAAGGTTCACGTTTTGATGTAGGAATGCAGGTAGAGGAAACATACGGCGTGGCTCCTGCCATCCCTGCTTTAGTGGCTTTCCCTGTTACAAGTTTTGGCATTAACCCCACAAAACCGCTTTTAACGTCCGAATCCTTTAATGCTCTTGGTCAGCGTAACTTCCAACGACACGGCAATTTGTCAG